ACTAGCAGGTGTTGCTTGTGGTGTTGCTGATACTGATGTTGTATTTACCTGAGGCACTGGAGTTACATTAGCACTAGCAGGTGTTGCATCTGGAGTTACATTAGCACTAGCAGGTGTTACAGGTACATTAGCACTAGCAGGTATTGCATCTGGTGTTACAGGTACATTAGCACTAGCAGGTGTTACAGGTACATTAGCACTAGCAGGTATTGCATCTGGTGTTGCAGGCACATTAGCACTAGCAGGTATTGCATCTGGTGTTGCAGGTACAATATTAGCACTAGCAGGTGTTACATGTACATTAGCACTAGCAGGTATTGCATCTGGTGTTACAGGTACATTAGCACTAGCAGGTGTTACATGTACATTAGCACTAGCAGGTACTTGTGGTGTTGGTACAATATTAGCACTAGCAGGTGTTACAGGTACATTAGCACTAGCAGGTGTTACATGTACATTAGCACTAGCAGGTGTTGCTTGTGGTACTGGAGTTACATTAGCACTAGCAGGTGTTGCTTGTGGTACTGGAGTTACATTAGCACTAGCAGGTGTTGCATCTGGAGTTACATTAGCACTAGCAGGTGTTGCAGGTACTTGACTTGCATCTGGTGTTGAAGTTTGTCCTCTTCTTTCACGTGCTTTTTTAAATGCTTCTTCATTTTCTCTTATTAAATCATTTAATATATTTTTAGCGCCACGTGCTTGTGTTCTATTTGTTAAATCAATTTGATCTTTATCAGAAATAATTTCAAGAATTTCTATAATTTTTGGATCTAATGATTGTCTAAAATTATTATCTTTTAGTAATTTTTGTATATCTTCCTGATCTTTTACAGTCATATCTCTTGGATTTGGCGGTCTTGGAGGACTTTCACCCATAAGTGCCGCAGCTATTGTTGCACCCATCCATGAACCTACTTCACTACCAGCAAATGCACCAGCAACACCGCCTATAATACCGAAAACAAGTGCGCCAACGCCTGCAATTGGTGCCCCAAGTGCAGCGCCTACAGTACCTAATGCTGCTGCTCCTGCTGCTGATCCAAAGAAAGATCCAAAAGCAGCACCATATCTTTGTTTATATGTATTTGAATCTATTTCATTTATAGAATATTCATATTCAATTTGATCAAGTTCTGATATTAATTGCAAACCTTCAATTGCAGTAAATACAACACCCAATCCAGCAGCTGCAAATCTAGATGATGTTAAACCACGACTTCTTGCAGGTCTATTAGTTGCTCTAGGTGTCTCTGGTGTTGCTGCAGGTCTAGGTGTTTGTCTTACTTCTGGAACACTGCCTCTTCTTTGTGGTCTATTATTACTGCGTCTTCTTTCTAAATCAATATCTGGAGAATTATCAGTATTATCTTCTTGTTGTGCTTGATTTTCCAAATGATCATTAATATTTTTTAATAATTCATTATGTCTTTTTATATTTTGTTCTATATCTGATAATAAACTTGCTGATTTCTCAAGAGCTTTGCTTGTTTCCTCATTTATTGTTTTTAATTGAGAAAATTTCAAACCGCTTTGTTGGGTAGATATATAATTGTCTATTTTTTTTATTGAATCAATTACAAATTTTGGTATGTCTTTTTCTAAAATGGAACTTGCTGAAATAGATGAAGCAGATATGGGTTTTGATTTTTGTTCTGATATTTCTTGTGGTTCTTGTTTAGTTATACTTGAAATTTGAATAGGTGATGCTGTAACGCTAGCATCATTCTGTGTAATATTATTTTTTATAGAACCAAGAAGTTTACTTGTTTCAGATTGGCTATTCAAAATATTAGTCATATTAATATTATTATTTTGAATCGATCTGTATTCAGTTGATTTTATATTAGCATATTCTGATAAAAATCTTTTTTCTTTTTGATCTCTACCACTCATAGTATCAAGAAGTTTATTCAAAATTGGTGCAGCAAAAGATAAATCTGATCTTGCTGCATTTTTTGTTGATGCTTTATCTTCTTTTTTTACTATCGGAAGAACCATTGTTTATGCCTGTAAATTTTGAAGTCTGATATTAATAGGTACTTCACCAACTTGTGGTGCTGAAGATGGAGCAGTTGGCTGTTGTATTGGTCCTGGTGTTGGTCCTGCCAATGAACTAATTTGTTGTCCAACACCACGCATTTGTGCTTGATCTGCTGCTTCAGTTGTTGCACCAGCTTGTGATAGTTGTGGACCTGTGCCAGGAGTACCAGGAACTTGTTGTGCTTGTTGAGATGTATCTCCACCGCCACCACGAATCATTCCTACAATTGTAGGACCATGATTACCTACTTGTTTAAACCATGCACTATTTTGCATTTCATTCGCAAATGTTTGCACGTCACCTTTAGCTAAAGCAGCAGATGCGGCAGGAAATTTTCTATACCAAGCAGGACCCATATTAAAAGTTAAATCAATAACCGCAGCTTGACCACTAGAATTTAATTTTTCAAAACCTGGTATACGCTGTGCCGCTGCTTTATGTTCTGCAAAGTCTTTAGCAAATAATTGATCTATTTCTTGTGGCGAGAATTTTTTATTCCATTCTGGTGGTAATGTTGGTCCTATCATATGACCAACACCTACAGTCCATAACCCAACAGAATCTTTATATGGTGTATATCTAACATCTTCGTGTTTCTTAATCATCGCCATAACAGATGCATCGTCACCAGACGGCATTTGTACTTCACCACCACCCAAACCCGTATTTTGTTGAGGATTCATTTGACCACCAGAAGTCATTCCTGATGCTGCTACTGGTGTAGCGCTTGGCATTTGTGGTGCTGTTGATCTGACAATATATCCACCGCCGGGTTGACTAATGCCGCCGGTTGCCTGACCTGAAAAATTATCTTGTTGTCCGCCGCTGGCTGTTCTTCCTGATCCACCTGAAGATAATGTTTGAACTGCTGATTGTAAAGCACCAAAACCAGAAGGCATTGCTGGCATTTGAGGCGCTGATGTTGCAGCAGATGCGGCATTTGAATCTGATGATTGAATAGCTGGACTTGAAATATTACTAGTTAAACCACCAGCAGATTGTATATTAGATCTTTTAATATTTCCAAGTAAATCAGATAATGTAAAATCTAGTTCATCTACATCAAAAACTAAATTTTGACTTATTAATTCTATTTCTGAAAATACTTTCTTTGATAGAAAAGCAGTCATCATATTTGATTCTGCAATTCTTTCTGCATCTTTATCAACAATTGAATTGGCGACTTGAGAAGCCATATACTCCGCTAGACTTAACTTATCAATGTCGCCAACTTGTCCTTCTAACATTATCTAGAACTCATACCTTGTATTTTTTCTTGCCCACGAGACCAAGCGGCAACACCAAGAATAGCACCAAATGCCATATGGATAAGACCACCATTACTTAATGTTAAACTAACCCAAGCAGTATAAGTCATATTAAAACCAAATGCTTTACCTAATACTGGTAAAAACATTGTAATTAATGGAAATATAATGAAATCAAAAGCACAGATAACCATATAGAGCCAACCCATAGCTGGTCTCCAATAGGTTCTCACCCATGATTCTTCTTGTTTCTTTATATTATACTCTGCATTTAATTTATCTATTTCAGCAGAAGTAACAGTTTTTTGTTGACTATTACTTGAAGTATTGGTATAATTAGATTGAGGAAGAGAGGATGATATATTAGTCCTCTGATCATTGGTATCTGGTAATGGGTCTGGTCCATTATCATCGTCTGTAGGTCTAGCTGGCATGTCTGTTCCGTTGCTCCTCTAACTCTTTAAGGAATTGCAGCAACATTTCAACAAACATATCACGCTCGAATGGTATTAAATTTTCAATATCTGCAACTGAGTATTTATGATGCTGAATCATTGCAAACATAGAGATATAATAATTCTCTAATGTGTTGTGATTCAGCCCAATGTAAAAAAATCGGTTAGGCTTGTCAGTTCAATGACTCTATCCTTTCCATTGGAATTTTTATATTCAAGTTTATAATAAAGTTTAGGTACATTAGTCATAAACTTTTGAATTTCATTGAATACAGCAATACCACAATCATCAAGGAATTTTTCTAGATCTTCCTTACTGTAATCAGTTGCTTGATATACATTATCTGAATCATAGATCTTATCAATACAACGAAGTACTAGTTCATAGTAAGCATCATCTCCTGCACGAAAATATGTACGATCATCAAAGATTGATGCTGATGGATATCTCATTACAATACCCATATCATCACTAATTTTTATAATTGATTCTACATTCTCTGGGAATTTTACTTCTATACTTGATAGATCAATTACAAAATCATAAACTTTTTGATCATCATTATCTCTATATGAGACTTTTACGGTATTATCAACTGAAATAGATCTTAACTTTAGAAAAAGATATTCAAGATCAAATAGAGTCAATTTATCTACATCAAAATTATCAATAGCACAGTTATTGACAACTTGCTTTATGGCTCTGAGGATGTCAGCACGATCCTCAGAGCTTTTTGCCATGAGTAGTATTTTTTCTTCTTTTACCAAGAATGGTCTAAATTTTGTTACAATCTTGATAGATGGTACTGTAAATTCAAAGATCGGATGTTGTATTTTAGGTAGCATAATCTAAAATTCCTAATAATTTTCAGTTTTAAATGATTTATTATTTTAAACGTTATAAGATATGAATATTATTCATTCTGAACAGTACCCACCTGTGGTGGTGTTACAGTGCCCGCCTGTGGTGGTGTTACAGTAATAGCATTCTGTAAGTTTGCTTTTTGTAAGTTTAAACTATACCATTCTGTAAATGCAAATTCAACTTGAACTCTTGTTGCATCATTATTTTCGCTCCATCCAAGAGGGATAGGGCTTAATGATATAGGAAATACCTCGTGTATATGATAAACATTTGATATTTTATCCTCATTATCACTATAATGGTTAATTATCATTTCTGCTATATAAGTATTTTTATATCTAGTTAAATAAGTTGGGGCTTCAGAAAAAGATCTTACATTATGAAAATTTACTATTAAGTTTATCCATTTTGTCATTAAATCTCTTATTGAACTGTCATTTCTTTCAATAAAAGTTATTGAAATTGCATCTTCATAATAAGCTCGGTTTGCAAATTTTTCTTTTACACCTATACCATAACGATTTATTGGTTGTGTTTCAATTGAAACACCTGGAACTATTACAGATTGAGCTCTAAACATAAGTTCTTGAAATAAATCATTGTTGTCTTTAAGTATGTCCGGGTATACTATCTGAACATCAAATTTATTGTTTTTAAGAATACCAGTTTTATTTATTATACTTGAAAAGTTTGATATATTAAAAGGCATTAGTCAACCATCTCCCTGCTATTCTTCCAGACTAGTTCTTTTGATTTATTTTTAAATCTCTCAGTTGGAAGCATGAGAGCGGCATCCCAATAAACTGGTTCTATTTTTAGAAATGAAGAACCAACATGACTAAATAAGTATCTTTTTACACATGGTTTGAAGTATCTAAATTTACTATATCCGTTTAATAAATCATATGACACTTTCAATTGAGTAGTAGCATCATATCGTTTATTATTTACAGTTTGATACAACTTATCCATCAAAACTGCTCTTAAATATGGTGGTAGATAATGAAGATTTAGACCAAGAAAGCCATCATTTTTCATTCCAATGGGAATTACTAGAGGAAAGATATCATAGAATGGTAGTTTATCTTTTAGTTTTGGATCATAAAAAAACATAAACATAGATCCAATAGACTTTTCATCTATTGAAGTAACTGAATTTTTCTTGTCTCGCATCATTAAATTTGAATTGACACTAGAAACTTCTTGTGCAGCATTACGAAACCAAGTTCTTGCATCACGTTGACGGATTGTTGTATCAACCCCTTCTAGTTTACCACGTTGTGCTAGTCTTTGAAAGATATATGACGTCATGCTTTTTTACCAAAGATTTCATCTTCTGTCATAATCATAAATTTCCATCCACGATCTGCACAGTATTCTTCTGCTGCTTTCCATTTAGCCTGATTAACACCATAAGTAAACACTTCGTTGATATATCTCTTTGTTATCTTTTTTTGTTTTTTTGGTTCTTGAGTCTGTGCTTTTGGTTTTACTTCTATCATTACAGTCTCAATTTTACCGTTTCTATTCTTTATATTTATTAAAAAATCTACAAAGTAACGGTGCATTCTACCATCAACAGGCGATCTATATGGAATTACTTTTTCCTCGGAAGACCACCAAATAACATCAGGGTGTAAATCAAAATAGGACATACAACGTAACTCCCATCCTGATCTGTAAATTATTTGTGTTGGATCGCCTTTATACTTATGTGGATTCTGTGGTTTGAAAATCCCTTGTTTATAAGCCATTTATCACTCATATAAATATAATAAAA